GCACTATCGCTGCATCTGACCCAACCTTCAGCTCTGTAGTTCTAGGCGCTTACAAGCAGGCATTTTTGGTCGCCGTAGCAGAAGAGCTACTAACCGACTCGGGAGTGAACCTAGAGGCTGAGCTTGCTCGTGCAGGTGGAAACTCAATCGGTTACAAGGTCAACACCTTGCTAACTACTGGTTCTGGTTCAGACGAGCCAAATGGTGTAGTAACTGCTGCATCTTCGGCTGTAACTGGAACTGCTGCTGGTGGTATCCCAACTGGCGACAACATCATTGACCTTTACTACTCGCTAGATGGCGCTGTTCGTGCTTCGACTGCATTTGCATTCATGGCATCCCCAACCACCATCTCTAGCATCCGTAAGCTAAAGGACACTACTGGACAATACTTGTTCCAGCCTTCCCTAGCTGCTGGCACTCCAGACACCCTAATTGGTCGCCCTCTTATCGAGAACCCAGCTATGGCTTCTGGAACTTCAGCTAAGTCCATCCTTGCTGGTGACTGGAACGCTTATCGTGTTCGTGTTGCTGGTGGTCTACAGGTAGCTCAGTCCGCTGACTACCAGTTCAACCTCGGTCTAGTGAACTACCGCTTCCAGATCCGTGTTGACGGAGACATCATGGACAGCTCAGCTATCAAGTATTATCAAGGTGCAACTGCCTAGTAATAGCTAAAGCTACAGAGAACCCTGTCAGAAATGGCAGGGTTTTCTGCTACTGTATAGAGCGGAAAGGTTTTGAAATGGGCAATCCCGCAAAGCAACAAAAAATCAACGGCGTTGTAACTTGGTATTCAAACGGCATCTCGCAACCTACTGGCTATGGTCAGCAGTCATGGGAAGTCGTGACTCGCATGAAGCGTCATGGCATAGATGTTGCCTCTGTAACTAACTATGGGCGTGAGGGTGTCAACGGAACTGTTGATACGCCATACGGCAAAATCCCTGAGTATGCCAGAGGACTAGACCTCTACTCAAACGACTCGACCCCTGTGGCACACGCTCACCATGTCGGTCAGCACCCTAACAAGCCAAGCCTTCTAATGACGCTTGCAGATGTATGGATTCTCAATAACCCTGAGTTTGCCAAGATCCCAAAGATTGCCTCATGGACTCCACTCGACCATGTGTCTATGCCACCTGCTGTAAAGGCATGGCTAGAGAAGGACAATGTTGTTCCTATCGCCATGGCCCCTTGGGGAGTCGAGCAGATGGCTGAGGTAGGCATCGAGTCAACCTACATCCCTCACGCTATTGACACTCACATCTTCAAGCCAACTGAGGAAATCGCAGGGCAAAAGACTCGTAGATTCCTAAACCTCAAAGACGATGACTTCCTGGTGGTCGTCAACAGCGCTAACAAAGCGAATAAGTCAATTCACCGCAAGGCATTTGCTGAGTTGCTAATGGCGTTTGCTATGTTCCGCAAGAAAGTCCCAAACGCTTACCTCTACATTCACACCGAGCCAACTGGCGTATTCGGTGGCTTCCACCTGCCACGACTTGCTCAGGCTTGTGGCTTGCCTATGGATGCGGTGCTATTCCCTAACCCGATTGACTACCGCTACGGCTTTGAGCGCAAAGACCTGTCTGCGATCTACACAGCAGCAGATGTTGTCTTGCAGGTTTCCTATGGTGGCGGTTATGAGCTACCCATCATGGAAGCTCAGGCGTGTGGCACAAGAGTCATCTCTATCAACTGGTCAGGACCTAAAGACCTCGTAGCAGACGATGGATGGCTTGTAGGCGGTCAGTTGTTCTGGGATGAGGCTCAGCTTGCTTGGTTCAAGATTCCCTCGATAGGTGGCATCCTGAAGGCTCTGGAAGAGTCCTATGATGAGACGCAGGCTAAGGGGTCGCACTCAGAGATTGCTCGTGAGTTCGCCAAGCAGTTTGACGCTGAGAAGGTGTGGCTAGAGAAGTGGATTCCTTTCTTGAAGGAACACCTTGCTTGAGGTCATGGGGTTTCCTACGCTGAGTCGCTTTGACTTGGCGCAGGAACTCATTGACTCTATTGACTACCCCATCAAGCACCTCGTCATCGTTGACAATTCGGGCAAGATGGAGTTTGAGCCTAAGCCCTCAGCATTTGTCGAGAACATGTGGATTATCAGAGTTCCCTATGGGCTTGGCTTACAGGGCGCATGGAATCTTGTAATCAAGTCAACACCATACGCCTCTCGATGGCTTCTGGTAAACGATGACTGCAAGTTTGCGCCAGGTGCGCTGGCAATCATAGATGCAGAGGCAAAGACTGATGCAATTACCTTCACAGACTGCTTCCCTGTATGGAGTGCGTTTGTGTTAGGCGAGGAAGTCATAGACAAGGTAGGACTGTTTGACGAGTCCTTCTATCCGCTTTATTTCTGCGACAATGACTATGAGCGCCGAACAGATGCGCTAGGCATCCCCAAGCGTCACATCCCTGCCAAGGTTCACCATGTCAACAGCGCCTCAAAGTATGACGGCAACACCCAGCGCAATGACTACACCTTTAGCCGAAATGCAGGGCGCTTTCAAGGCAAGATAAATAGCGGTGACTTCTCTGATCATGGGTGGAGTCTTGCTGTTAGGAGAGACCAGAGATGGGACTAACTGTCTACACAGGCGGAACATTCGACCTGTTTCACAGAGGACACGCTGAGTTCCTAAAGCGATGCGCCAGATTCGGTGAGGTTGTCGTTTCCCTAAATACTGATGAGTTTATTCAGTCCTATAAGGGCAAGCCACCTATCATCTCCTACGAGGACCGCAAGGCTGTCCTTGATGCCTGCGCATGGGTAAATGTCGTCATCCCTAACATCGGTGGCGCTGACAGCAAGCCATCTATTCTGGAAGTCAACCCTGACATTATTGCCATCGGTTCTGACTGGGCTAAGAAGGACTATTACAAGCAAATGCAGTTCACTCAGGACTGGCTCGATGAGAACGACATAATGTTGCTATACATCCCCTACACAGAGGGGATTAGTAGCACCGAAATAAAGCGAAGGTTGCAGGGGTAGAATAGTCACATGGCACTTACCAATTCCTATGCCACACTTGCACAAGTGAAGGCTGCACTCAGAATTACTGACAATGTGGATGACTCATTGCTGGAGATGGCTATTGAGTCTGCCTCTCGTGCCATTGACCAATACACAAACCGCAACTTCTACAACGCTGGCACAGCAGTTCGCTACTACGCACCTTCTGACGCACTCAATGTAGACATTGACGACATGATTTCGCTCAGCACTCTTCAGACTATGAGCGATGACGACCAAGTGTATGACACCACTTGGGCTAGTGACGACTACCAGCTAGAGCCTCTAAACGGAATCGTTGACGGCATCCCACAGCCTTACAACCACATTAGAGCTATCGGTGACTACACCTTCCTAACGCTGGCTAACGAAGCCACCATCAAGGTCACAGGTGTATGGGGCTGGGCAACCACTCCTATTCAGGTCACACAGGCTTGTGTTATTCAGGCTTCTCGTATCTACAAGCGCCTTGACTCGCCACTAGGAATCATCTCTGGCGAGCTGGGATCTATGAGAGTTGGTTCACGCATTGACCCTGATGTTGCGCAGCTTGTTGATTCGCTACGCAAGATTAGGATGGGCTAATGGCAAGCATCGCAGAGCTACGCACAGCGATTGCCACAAACCTTGCCACCATTCCAGGGCTAAGGATCTCTGAGTTTATCCCTGACAACCCAAACCCACCGATTGCTGTCGTGCAGTTTGACAGAGCGCAGTATCACCTAGACATGCGTAACGGCATGGCTGAGTATAACTTCGTTGTTCAGGTCATCGTGGGTAGAGCAGACGAGCGCTCGGCGCAAAGGAATCTCGACTCTTACTGTTCAAGCACAGGCTCATCGTCTGTTCTGCTTGCGGTAGAATCGGATAGGACACTAAACAATAAGGCCTTTGATTGTGTAGTGACCGAAATGTCATCTTATGGACCAGTCCTAATAAATGACACAACCTATCTCGGCGCTGAGTTTCAGGTCCGA